CCATCTTGGCCAGGAGAAGGATTTCTTTCATGCGCAGTAAATTGTATTAGAGGTAAGTTTTTATTGCTTTCTGCTCGAAGATCAGAAGGATATGTTAGTAACGCATTACCTCCTCCTCCATCAGAAGCATCTGATTGACCCATCAAGTTTGTATACTTCCCAGCTGCACTTCGAACATCTCCTAATGCGCTATTGACAAAACCTTTTGCCCTCTTTACTGTAGATCCTATATTGCCGATGTTTATACTCATTGTAATTCTATTTATAACAAAAGAAATGAGATAAATCCCAAAAAGATAAATAGAGAAGTATGGCATATAGCGGAAGATATACAGTAAAGAATCCATCTAAATACGATGGCGATCCAACTAAAGTAGTGTTTAGATCTCTTTGGGAGAGACAGGTTTTTAAGTGGATGGACGATAATCCTAATGTGATAAAATGGCAATCAGAAGAGACTGTTATACCATATCGGTGTAAGACAGACAATAGGATTCATAGATACTTTATGGATATAAAGATGGTGACAAAGGATAAGACGTTTCTTATCGAGATAAAGCCAAAGTGTCAAACAAAGGCACCAAAAAAACCTAGCAGAAAGACTAAACGATATATTACTGAAGTGATGGCGTATGTTAAGAATACCTCAAAGTGGGAGACTGCTGAGTCATACTGCGCTGACAGAGGATGGGAGTTTGCAATTTGGACAGAGGAGACGCTACGCGACATGGGAATTAAAATCCTTGGCACAAAGAAACTAAAGAAGGGGTGACAGCTGAAGATTTCACTCTCTAAGCTTAGACAAATAGTATAAATAGATGTATGGCCGTATCATTCATCAATAAAGTTAAGAAAGAAGCTTCAGCAGCTGGTATTAAAAATAATACTAAGAAGTCGCTAAAGTGGTTTCGTGAGAAACTGAGATATATGACAGGCATCAGTAGAACAAAGGTTCTCAAAGATGAGGCGCTGAAGAAAGTAAATGCTCCTCTCGTTGGAAGAATGTTTATGTACTTCTATGATCCAAAGACTAAAAAGACTTTGCCGTTCTACGATAGATTTCCTCTTATCATTATGGTCGATAAAGCACCAGGTGGTTTTTACGGGTTGAATCTACATTACTTAGATCCTATTACACGAGCAGCATTCTTCGATAAGCTCCTTAGCTATACTAATAATAAGAAATACGATAAGACCACTAAGTTGCGGTTGTCATACGATCTTCTAAAAGGAATGTCTAAGCTCAAAGCCTTCGCACCATGCTTTAAACATTATCTAACATCTAATATTAAATCACAGATCACCGAAGTTCCAGCAAGTGAATGGGAAGTTGCTATCTTTTTACCAACTGAACAATTTGTTAAGAGCGACAAAGCAGGTGTCTGGAAGAATTCTAAATCTATAATCTAATGTCATTATTTACAGATATCGCAGATACACTTTCTCCAGGATCTATTGACGATCTAAAAGCAACGATAGGCAAACGTGGAGGTATTGCAAAGACAAATCGCTTCGCGATCTTTATGTCTCCGCCTGATTCATCGTTGCTAAATATCAACCTACAAGATATCGGTGTTAGTCTCATCTCTGGTACATTCAATGCGAAGTCTCTTATTAATGACCCGCGAGATATCGGATTATTGTGCGAAAGCTGCTCTATACCAGGTAGACAAATCCAGACAATGGAGCACTCACACTTTCGGAACACAGTAAAAGTTCCAAATAATTATATCAACGAAGATATAACATTTACATTCCTTTTGACTAATGACTATTACATGAAGAAGATGTTTGATAAGTGGTCTGAATTAATAATTGATCCAGAGTCTTATAAATTAAATTACAATGCAGAGTACCAAAGAGATATTACTATTCAGCAATTGAATGAAAAGAATGTCCCTGTTTATGGAATTAAATTGAAGAACGCTTATCCAATAAGTGTATCATCAATCGAGTTAAGTAATACTGGTGAAAACAGTATACAGAAGTTATCAGTTACGATGACATATGAAGATTTTGAACCAGAAGGTGGATTGTCCTCCGCACTTTCTGGAATTAAAAACGCGATAGGAGGAATAACCAGATTATTATAGCATATTATGCCATTACCAATATTAGAAGCAGCAAAGTACACAACAGTAGTACCATCTACAAATGAAACAATTGAGTTTAGACCTTTCCTTGTAAAGGAAGAGAAGATCTTAATGTTGGCACAAGAGTCTGACGATCCTTCACAGATCATTGGATCTCTTAAACAAATTATTGAAGCATGTACATTTGGTGTAGTTGAGCCAAGTGCATTGACAACATATGATCTAGAGTATCTGTTCCTTCAGCTGCGAGCGAAGTCTGTCGGCGAAACATCAGATATTATATCTAAATGCCAAGAGTGTGAAGCAGAAAATCCTGTCGAAATTAATCTTTCAGATATCACAGTAAAATTTCCTGAAGAAGAACTAAACAATAAGATCGAACTAACTGACACTGTCGGGATTATTCTTCGTCCTATCTCTATTGGCAAATCAGAAGAACTTTCAAAGCTCGACGCTACTGAAGACGCTCTTACTCGATCGATCGCGGCGTGTATCGAATCTATCTATGACTCAAACGGAGTTTATATCGCAGATGATACATCAGAGAAAGAGATGGGACAATTTATTGACTCTCTTACACACGATCAGTTACACAAGATTCAACATTACATCGAGAATCAACCAGAATTAAAAGAAGTGCTAAAGTTTAAATGTAAAAAGTGCGGCCACGCTAACGAAGTTACTATTTCGGGTCTTTCCTCTTTTTTCTAATATGCCTTTCTCATGAGTCTCTAGCTAACCATTATCAAACCAATTTCTCAATGATGCAACATCATCAATATAGTTTAACGGAATTAGATAATATGCTTCCATGGGAAAGGCAAATCTACGTATCTCTTCTTCACGAACATATTAAAAAAGAAAACGAACGAATAAAAAAGCAAAATGGCTAATCCAGAAGACATCCAACAAGAGCAGTTAAACGCAAGTAAACAGCAGCTCGCGAAACAATCCGCGCAGAATGAAGTTCTTAGCGGTGTTATTCTAGAGCTCGCTGCTTCACAAGCACAGCAGGGAGAAATTGAGCAACGGCAAATCGCACGCGAAAAGAAGATTAGGCGGAGAGCGTTTATATTTGATAGAATCGGATCTCAATGGGATAGAATCACTGCGAAGAAGGCCTTTGTTCATGCCACTAACCTATACGAAAAAGATAGAATTGAACAAGTAGCGCAAGCAGATGCTGGAATAGCTACTGCAAAAAATACTGGAATGGTTATAGGTTCTCTAGAATTCATAGCGTTGGATATTAGAAAGCTTGTCAATTTTATGATGGGTAATAAGCTCCAGGAAGAAGAGAACAGGAGAGAATTATTTGCGCTACTGAAACCAAAAAAAGAAATAAAGAGAGATGAATTTAAAGAAAAGAAATACAAGGGATTCATTTCGAAGGCTATAGGTTTTATTGGTGGTTTGTTATTCGCGTTTACTGCAGGTGTAATTGAAGGCCTAAGAGCAAAACTATCTGAAATTTTTAAACCTCTGAAAGATAGAATATCCAAGATTTTCAAGCCATTTACAGAGAGACTCGCTAAATTTTTCAAGCCATTAACAGATAAGCTAAAGTCAGGTCGAGCTCTAGTTATTGGAGCCTTTAACACAATGAAGGACACTCTTTTACGATTTGGTAAAACAATCGGAGCTAAACTGAAACTGCTCAAAACAACACTCTTCGGTCCAGGATCTAAAATAGGTTTCGCTGCAAGCATAATTAAAAACTTTAAGGAAAAATTCGGTGCAGTGAGTAAAGGGTTCAAATCTACTACTGCAGTATTATTCAAACCAATAAAGTCGCTAATGGGTATGCTGAATCAGTTTAAACCTATGTTCAAAAAACTAGGATTTATATTCGGCAAATTGCTTATACCACTATCTATGCTATGGGACTTTGTAACAGGATTTGTAAAAGAATTCAAGACATCTGAGTTCGATAATATGTTTATGAAAATCCTTGATTCAGTATTATCAGGTATTGGAAGTATCGCAGGTGGATTTATCGGTGGTATACTTGATCTGGTTAAGTGGGGATTGTCATGGGTCGCTTCGAAACTAGGATTTGACGGTCTATCAGAATGGTTAGATAGCTTTAGTATTAAAGATATGGTAAAAGAAGGGATGTCTACTCTTTTAGATATGCTTGATATGCTTTTCACAGATCTAATTCCAGCCTTAGTTGCTGGACTGAAGAATAAAGCTATGAATCCATTCACCGCTGGTGCTTTTCAAGATGGATTTAATGATCGGATGTACGGAACAGAAGGAGCTGAGGCTGGAGGAAAAGCAGATAGCAGATTTTTTGAATTAAAAGATGAACAACGCGCCGTCAGGACTAAAATAGCAGAAGAACAAGCCAGAATAGATCGATCGAATGCCGGAGAAAATGAATATTTTGGAATCGAAGCTAACGGAGTTAGCAACTCTTTAGATAGAATTGAAGAGCTTAGAGCAGAAAAGGCAATATTAGATAAGCAGATTGCTACAAGAGGTGAATTACTAAAACAAGCAGCTATAGAAAAACGAGCTAATACTACAGGTGCTCAAATGGAAGCAATGCAAGATGATACTCTAGGTGCTAAAGCTCAATCTGCTGCAGCTAAAATCACTTCAGTTGTAACAGATTCATCATCGAAGGTAAACAATAGCATCACTAAAGTTAGTAACATTGGCCAACACTTCGATCGTACAAACAGTTTAGCAATAGCACAATAAAAAGGGAAGCAGATTTCTCCGCTTCCCTTACTTATTCTAGATCAGAGATGTTTAGCCTTGTTGGGCCAACTTCGCAAAATACGAAAGTGTATCACCATCATCTTCTGTGTCTAGGCTTACATCACTCTGAGCGGGTGCTGGTGCATCAACCTTGACCTCACGAGTTTCGTTAAGCTCGACTTGCGTGTCAGTCGAAACTACTGTATTAGCTATGTGTTCTTCACCGAGAACTTCATATAGCTTCTTCTTTAAGTCAGCATACGATTTATAACTTTCTTGGTTAATGAACTCATTCAGTCCATGAAGTTTTTCATAAATCGCTTCTAACTTTGCTTCTTCACCACCAAATAACTCAGTCGGTGCTTCGAACTCTGACTTATCATAGTTACGATAGCCTTCGAAGTTGCGAATCTTCAGTTTGAAGTTTGCTCCACCCCAGAAATCGAATGGATTAACTGGCTTCTCATCTTGGAACTGTGGCTGCATAACATCCATTACCTTATCCATGATCTTCTTACCGTACTTATAAAGGAATACCTTACCTTCATTTTCAGGATTAGCAGAGTCAGAGACAACAAGGATATTAGAGACATGATGCAGACGACGCTTACGCATACGTGCAAGCTCCTTATCTTCTTCACGACCAGTATTCCATAGCTGTGTATTCATCTCACTCACTGGATCATTTTGACCAATAGAGGTGAGAGAGTTTTCGATATACCAACGACCAGTTGGACCCTTGAAACCATGATCCCAATATTTGACCCATGGAAGATCTTCACCTTTGCCTGCTGGAAGGAAGCGAATAATCGCATAACCATTTCCAGCTTTGTCAACTGTTGGTGTCCAGAAGCGATCGTCACCGTATGATTTCTTTTCGGTATCTTTCGCTGCTGCGTTAATTAGTTTATCGATCGCTGCTGCGCGATTTTGTTTTAGTTGTTCGAATGACATATTATTTTTAGTATTGCGTTGTATTGTTTTTAGTATTGCGTTGTATTATTGCTACCAACAAACTCTATATTATACTGATTTGGCTCATTTGTAAATAACATAATTAATTGATCACGGTATTTGTTTTCATCTGAGGCAATGAGTGGAATAATGAACTGTTGGTATTTTTCGAGTGTAAGAAGAGTACCTTTAACAATACCTAATGGATCGTTGAGTGTACTCTTCAGGCTTTTGATAAACTTCACAAAATGATCTATAATCGCTACAGTTTCTGGGGAAATCTGTTGGCTCATAAAAAGATTAAGTAAGAGGTTATCGGTTTTGTCGGAGTTTGCTTTACAGACTCCATCAAAGGTAAGGTTGTATTTATACGCATTTTCGCGAATTAGTTTTGTCTCTCTTTGGAAGTTATAGAACATTGATTGGCGATAGGTATCTCGAGTGGTATGAGATTCCATTTCCATTTCACCGATCCACATGTTCTCAGCCATAATGTTATCGGCAAAGTACATTTTCAAATCATCTTCTTTTACAAACTTCTTCGCGATACGTTCAAAGAAGTATCGATCTTTTCTCCTCTCAAAACTCTGCATCTTTACATTAGACTTAAAGTTATATGCGAATGCGTTATAACCTTGTTGCGTAAAGTGCAATCGAATTGAGTTGTATAAGGAATATGCCTGAAAGCCAGTCATTAAAATAAGTATGAAGTAGTCCTCTTGATGATGTTGCGATCCATTGCTTCTGCTTCGAGTTTACTCTTCAGTGCGCCCTTTACGAGCTTGGCCATATCCTCAGGATCGATTTGTTTTTCTTCACATAAGTGACAAATAGCTTCAGCGTACGACATCTTATCCTTGTGGACCAAGATCTCAGTCTGTATTACCAACTGTTCTTTTGTGATAGACATTTTTACTGGTATTTTCTTAGCCATTATATTACTTTAAGGATGAGGGTTTGATCGTTCATTCGACCGTTTGCTTCTTTACGTTTTGTTGTGAGAGCATCGATGATCTTATCTCGTTGCTTATCGGTCTTTGTGACGATCGCGCTAATAACATCAGACGGTTTACGAAGTGACATAGAGTAACTTAGCTTCTCATCGAATCCTTTGATCGAGGTTCCTTTCACACTAAATCCTTCAGTGGATGAACATTCGTATACAGTCATTCGACGATATTTAATATTGAAGACATATAGCTTCCTTGCTCCAGGGATATTTGCTGGTGACACAGAGGTGACAGCATATTCATCAGATTCAGCCAAATACTTGAGAGACTTTACTTGTCTATCAGCACTCTGAACTTTCTTCTTTCGTGGCTTTCGAGCATTAGTATTAGTGGCTCTAAACTTAGCGACTTGCTCCTCCATTTTAGTAAGCTCCTTAATACGAGAACGAATTCCTGGTTTGGTTAGATATGAATAACCCTCGGCGCTGTCAGGATCACCCTCTAGAGCTTCAGTCAATTCTGTCTTATATCTACCTAACCATTCTTCTACATACTTCAAACCAGCAGCTGGAATAGTGTGCTGCTTAAGGAGAGAATATACGTTAATTCCCTTCACCTTCGGCTCAGAATTAATCCAATCGTCGAGCATCCAATCAAGTTCAGCACATACAGTACTGTTTACTTTATTCTTCAATCTCTCGATAGGACTAATATTGTTAGTGTGTTTGTTTGCATCAACAGGAGTGTCGACGATTTTTACATAGTTCGCGAGTAGAGACGTAAGCTCAGTCTTGATATGTGTAAGGTCGTTATGCGCCTCTGTGATATTATATCCTTCCTTATCTTTATAATACTCCATGTATCCATCACATGTAGGCAACATGCCATTATTCAGAGCTCTGCACAATTTTGATGTAGTGACTGAAGGTTGTGTATCTCGTAAGCTTTTGATATACTTGATTTCGTCCTTCTTATATCCGTTATTCTTCATCCACTCTAGAGCAAAGACTTTAAGGTCTTTCGCGCTGAGATAATAGTTATAGAAACCGAACATGCGATTTCGATTCTCCATGAATTTTACAGGCTCCCAATTTTCACATCCGTCCCATCGTGGTTCTTCTCCAGTATATTTAGAGTCACACGCGATGACTCGATTATATTTGTCAAGTACTTTAGCCATAATGTATATTAGTATTCGTTATTGTCCACAAATGCGTCTGCGGTATATTTAGTGAGGATTTCAAACTCTTCATCAATATCTTCTTTGCTTGGAGCTTTTGGTTCAAAGTTAACATAATCGAGTGAATCCTTTGATACTACTTTCTTTGGAATTCGGCCTCGAGCTGGAAGTCCAAGCTTTTGACGCTTGAGCTTCTTTGCGGTTTTCTTGATAAACGCGAGTCTTTGTTTTTCTGTCATAATGTATATTATACTATATTTGTGTTGATTTGTAAATGATTAAAGAAACTACTTAAAGAAAATATGTCTTCCGACCTTAGTGGTTTGAGACATGGACGCTGCCCAATATGGTTCGTCGATATATTCTGCATAATAGTGATCAGCGCCTTTTGTGTAATTGGTCATCTCGGCGGTGTCGACAATCTTCATTGCCTCGTGCCAGCGCGGATGCTTCTTTGCTTTCGCTATATTCGTATCAACATCGTTTTCATTCCAACATGAGAATTGCCATGCTTGAAGGCAAACAGCCGACATTGATTTGTTTCGTTTCATTGATCTATTATAGACCACTTCGTGTACCGACTCCATTGCACCTTCAGCGTATTCTCCTCCTGCTTCGAGGATCAGAGTAGATGCAACTACATCACGATCTGAATAAGAGAATGCAGTGCTGCTAAGAACTATGAAGAGTGCAGTGTATAGTTTCATATTAAAATTTTACCCCCATGTTGGTGAGCTCTACTCTGAGCTGTTCGTCGCTGTGAGCAACTCGACCATTTGTGAGTTCATACTCAACAGAGAAATCGCCGTCGCCACTAAGTGGTCTGTCAGCGGTTTTGAACGCGATTTGGTGGCGCATTGAACCGTGGTCGCGATTGTCAGTCACGCTCTTCACACGATATGTGCCATCTTCAGCACGATAGATCTCGTTAAGAGTCTCCCAATCCTCACAGACTGTGGCGTCTGCGCTCACAGTGCACTCTCCTCGAACAACCACCGAAGAGTATTCATCAGAGTGTTCAATCATGCCGCGGATCTCTTCGAGAGACTCGGGCGAGGAGAGAAGTGACTCATCAGTCACGACGTATGTGGAGCCACCTTTTGGCTTCCAGTGCTGAGGACACTTACCGGTGCCGTCCCAATCGTGAGAGGAGTAATTCTCCATATATTGAGTGTTGAGGACGAGCTTGGTGGCGGGAGGAGTAAGTGTATTTTTCATAATTTTAACTGTTATTGGTTGGTTACAGTATTAATTATACCATATATGAGCCCATTGTACACCGGTTTTATATCAATGCTGGTCAACTACTTAGGACTTTTTTTGAAATCTATCCAAGAAAATCACAAAATTGATGAATAAGTTGATAAACTAGATTCAACTGTTGAATACCAACGCTTTAGAGAACTGTCTCTGTTTGGTTGGATTCATATATTATTATACCACAACGGCTTAGGCATGTAAACCATATAAATACAAATATATGCCAATACCGATTTTAGATCTTGGAGAGTGCCGAACGGGCTATGACGATGATACATTCGCTCATCTCCTCGAATGGCGTACAGAGAACGTTGATCCACTTATAGTCGAAACGATCGAAGCTTCGAGAATCGTGACAAACGAGGATATCGATACTGGAACAACACTTTCAGATAATGGAGATTTCACGTATTCGTATTCAGGTAGCTTTACGATTGAATCTTTTCCAAACGTGTCGATGGAGTTTAGAGACTTCGAAACCGAATCTGATACAGTTACTATTACTGGTTGGCCACCAAGTGATGAACGTGCCAAAGACATGTTCAATTTTAGTCTTGATCCACGAGATGCCCGCACGTACGAAATTACGATAGAGTGGAAAATCTCAGCGACTGAGGAGACTTCAGGAGGTGTACCACCAGTAACATCTATAGAACCAATTATTGGTAACCACTCTACAGGTAACTATGTCTATGATTCTGATCTTGATAAGTATGTTCGAACAGACACTTTTATATTCTGCATTGATGCAGTAAACAGAACAGGTGAACAGTTTGGTGTAACACTATTAGAATACATGAATTCCAATTTTAGTTATGAAAGCACTGCTGTTAAGAAAGAAGTAGATAGTATCAAATCTGCATTTCCTATTAGTACTGTTGAAGGAAACTATACCTCACCGCAAACTAGTATATCTCGGTCGTATAGTCCATCTAACTCCGAATGGTCTATTAATTATAGTGAAGAACTTGTAATGGACACACTTATCACGAGTGATTCATCAAGTGACTGGGTATTAAGAGTTGGTAAAGGTGGTCAGATATATTCGTTAAAGACAGATTCTCTAGGTGAAACTGTACCTCCACAATATAGATCTAGTGATGGTGGACAATGGGCACCGTGGGTTGATGAAGTATGGCAAACGGTATCAGTATATAATAAAGATGGAGATTCGAAGTTTAATCATAGCGCAGGTATCTATATCAAAGATCCGATTCTAACTGAACCATTCTATACTCCAAGATTAGCGACAGAGATCGATGAACCCAATAAGAGTTTTTACTCAATGAATTGGATGCAACCTGCAGGTAAGTTATACACTGAAGATAATCCTTCGCATATTATAAATCTTACAAAGTACAAGGATCTAGGTGATGGTGTGATTGAAGTAACATTAGGGATGTATAACTTTGGTAGTACAGAAGTCTATAATTACCATAATATGCCTTGGGGAGGAGTAAGAAGAACTGCTTTAGAATATAACTACACCGCGAATATAGATCAAACTACATATACTCAAATGACAGGCAACTTTGGCGTTCCTGATTTTGCTACGAGAACAGTGTTTGATACAGATCAAACTGGAGGATGGACTACATTTTGTAGCGAGAATTCAGGAGATTATGGTCAATCAATGGGGGTTGTATTTGGTAAAGATGAGCAACTCGAAAATACATGGCAGAAAAATCGCATTAGGCAGGGTTATACAAAGCTTACTCCAGAATCTGGCGAAACAGACTGGAGAAATTATACCGTATTCACGCTTAATGTACGACATTATTTAAATCAAGGAGAAGGTATATGGACTAGACAATATTTTGTATTCGGCGAAACGCGAGCTGATGTAGAAAACAAAATTAAGAGTAAAAACTTAGTTGATAATACACTCTTTGAAGATATGAATATCACTGAAGATTCTGTTGATTTAATAGGATATCAAATCATTAATGACAATGGTAGTTTTGTTATCGATAAAAGTTCTACACCTGACTTCTATCTTTATTCAGCTCCAGTGAGTGGAACAGTACCAATCTTTGAGATTATTAAACGCGATAATTCTAGATTCGTTTCGTGGAATCCTTATAAAGTTGGTACACACAAAATGTATGACGGCCTCGTTAAGGTTGTTAATCTCCTAGGCTTTACTTCACCCACTGCGGTTTACGCTGATTCATTAGACAGCGTTTTCGACGGGCCGTTTGAGCATAGCTATAAAGCTGATGGAAAATTATTAAGTGGAGTCATAAGCTAACCTATGGAACTTGAAAAAACAAAGCTATCTGACGTTATTCGTAACACTAACTTTAGTGCTATGAGTAATAGTCTTATTTTAGATACTACTGCAGGTGTTGTCGAAACAGTAACGTCAGTCAATATTACATCAAGTGTAGAAGATTCTGGTATTACGTTATCAACTTCTCTATCAGGTGTATCAGTTGCTGGTAGCTACTTAGCACAGTTCAATGACTATGGTGAATTCGTTTCGAAAGGTTCATCTGACCTTATTGAAGAACCTACGTCCTTTCTCAATATTGATAATCTTCCTCCTAATAAAGATTTCTATTTGTTTGAACAGGATTCTAAAGATCACGTAATTGTTACATATACCGTAACAGTAATATACGATAGAGAAACAACCACAACTACTCAAGGTACTGGAGAACCTGCACCACCTCCTGTCACCACTGTGGATTTAGAAGAGGATCTAGTATTTGTTGGAACATTCACACATAAAGTAAATAATAGTATAACGCTAGGTTATAACGTCGTAAGCTCATATTACGTATAAATAGTAAAATGCCAGCAGTCACAAGAATTGGAGACGCAGATATACCACACTGTTCAGGACCAGTAAGATCTGGCGCGAGTGGTAACGTATACGCAAATGGTATACCAGTCTCACGACAAACTGATAAGAACACTGTGCACCTTTTGCCTGGTTCACCATGTCCATCACACGCTGCTCCAATTGCTGCAGGATCAAGCACCGTAAAAGTTAATAATTTAGGATGCGGCCGTGTAGGTGATGGAATTAGTGGTTGTACTGCTGTTAAAGCTGGTTCACCAAACGTATTTGCAGGTGGTTAATTCTTCGCGTTGTCTGCCGTAATCTCTAAAGTACGAGCGATCTTTTCTACTTCGTCTAAGTGCTTTTCGATGTACTGTAATCTTAGATTTTGTTCAGCATCTTCAGGCAAGGCACCGAGTTCGCCTCTCGGCCATTTAATACGAAACTCTGTATTCGCTCCAATCTCTACATCACGAATATTTCGATCATGCTCAAGCTGAGTAATTCTGGATGTAAGATTGACATAACCAGTAACACTGACTGCTACAGCAAAGATCAGCGCTAAAAGGTTACGTAGTGGAATGTTTACATTGGTGTTTTCATTTAAGTCTACCATAAGGTTATTTATAACATTAGCTATTTTTAAACACTATTTATTATGTAGTTGTTTTAAAAACATCATTTGTATAAATAGATATATGACAACAGAACTATTAGCAATGCTCGGCGGTGGATTAAGTGGTTTCGTAATGAAAATGATCGCCTCCCAAGCCCAAAATCAAGCACAGTTGTTCGAACGAATGATTGTTAAACAAAAGACAGCAGATGATTCTGCAGACCGCGCCGCTAAAAGAGATGGTGGTGCTCTAGTCCGTAGATTTCTCGTAATAGTAACATTCTTTGCCATTGTTATTGCTCCGTTTATCTTTGCATTTTTTCCAGATGTTGGTATATCAGTATCGAGAGAAACTGATGGTTTCCTTGGCTTCTTTAAGACAGTTAAATGGAAAACAATCGAAGGTTTTGTCATTCTCCCAGAGATTCGTCAAACTGCACTTGCAATCGTAGGTTTCTATTTTGGAAGTTCACAAGTTAAATAAATAACATTATGCTAAAATCACTAAAAAGAATACTCAATCTAAAGATCATAGAGTGGGTCGATAATACACAGAAAGAATATGCTCATCTAGAATCAGATCAGTATTTCCTTGTTGAATCATCTACCGAAGGTCCTATGCTTTTCACTAAACACCAAGTAGTTGCAGCAAAAAACCGCGCACTGAAGAATAAAGAAGACCTTTAAGCTATATGTGTGTCATAGCTGCTAAGCACTTTAAAGGAGTTGGCTGGGTCGGAGCAAAGAATCGCGATCGTAACTATCTTCCGACTGTAAACATTGTCCAGTCTAATCGTACTGGAACTCAAAGATTATACCTTGATGACGAGAAGACTCGTTACACTGAAGGTCTAAACGAGCATGGTGTGTCTATTCTATCAGCATCTCTTTCGATTAAGAGTGATGAAAAAGAAGGAGATAAAGCAATTAAGAACCGCAGAGCAGCTAACTATATGTCACCCGATGGTAAACATATTCGCGATGCTCTGCTTAATAAGACGATTAAAGGTGCACTTGATCTTTTAATCGAAAGAGAACTCTCAGGTTGCACTCTTGTATTTAATAAAAAGGAATGTTATCTTCTAGAAGGTGGATTCACTGTTCGTAAAGATGATGCAGATGAAGATAATCCTCGCGAATATATACATAAGGTCGAGAAAATAGAAGATTATGTTGTTCGATCAAATCATGGAATCTTATTGCCTCAACTTGGTTATAAGAAAGACACCGATGACGAGCATTTCAAACTCGCGAGGAAGTCATCTGAAGAACGACTTCGTATAGCTCGAGAAGAAGTTGATAAGACGACTGATCCACTCGAGTTAATAAATGCATTGAGTACTACACCTAACGATGATCCGTTCATGAATCCGATTCGTACAGGTGACCCGAAGAAAGAAGATATGGTGACTACTGGCCAGATTCTTCTTATTCCCAATGAAAAGACAATGCACTATCGCCCAATCTTTTCAGAAGTCAATTTTAAGTATAGTAAACTAAATGGACCTGACGCGAAGACATTCTTCGAAATCGTTTCCTCAAAAAAGCTATTAGGATTCAAGGAATTCGTAGACATCGTATAAATGAAAAAAACCGATTTTAGTACCTCGACATTATATCAGTGTTTTCTTGAAGAAAGAGAAGAGATACTAAAGCACAAATGGATCGAATCTGAAAAAGCAGGTAAAGATATAGGTTTCGAAAAAGCACTCCTTAGTTGGGTACGCAATTATCGAGAGGGCTGGAAAGAGTCCCATAAACCAAAAACCCTATCAACCGAAGCTGATAGGGTGCAAAGCGCGAAAGAACCGTATATAGATTAGACCTTCTTTTTAGTTGTCTTCTTGGTGGTTTTTCTCTTCTTCTTGGCTTTAGCTTTAAGCTCATTGAGTTCCGCAACTGCGCAATCGTAGAGGTATAGAGCTTCATCGACTGACTTTTCGACAGTCTTCACGTTGTTACGACCAACTAGTACCCCGGCCACGAAGCCGAATACCCATAGGGTGAGATTGGTTAATAGTATCATGCTCATAGTTTATCTTTCTTTTTGTTTATTATTTAGTGTAGATACCTTGTAGGTAAGACTCAAACTGCTCGATCTTTTCGAGACGTGTTGGCCAAAGGATGTATTCCTTTTCCGGGTTTTGTTTGAGATTGTTGAGAAGTGGTTGAATCGCGTTATATAGCGCATCAACCTTTTCTTGTGTAGCAGTAGCAACTAATGTAGTTGCTTCAACTTGCTCTTTAGCGTCTTCTGCTTGCTGATAAGTTTGTAGTTCACTCTCATCAACTAATGTAAATCCGAAATCGAAGATTGTTTCAGTCATGTGTACTTTTCTCTAT